CAGTCGCCAGGGCGAATAGCGCTGTCGCCGGATACCTCACTTGGACCTCCGGTAGAACACATGGTATACGACCATGCCGTTACCACCTTCCTTGATCCTGTGTACGGAGATGATGTCGCTGGGCAGTAACGTCTCCACGAACCGCATCATAAAGCAGCGGGTGTTGTCCCGTACGGCGTCCTTGATGTCGTACTTCGTGACCCCCAGGCAGTTCCCCTGACTGTCCCACCGACTCACCTGGATGTGATTCTTCCTGGGCGCGCCGTCGGTACTGCTGTTGTACTTCTGGAACATCGCACACTCGACCGTGAACTCTTGCATTCCGACCTCTGGTTAGATCTCGAACGTCACTTCTTTCTCCCAGCCGTCCGGGAGACCGTCCGGGAACATGATCTCGATCTCACTGTCGCTGTAGTCTTCCGCGCTGTCCTGGGTGCCGGTGCAGATCCGCTGTCCGTCGATCCTCTTTCCTTCATCGTAGAGACCGGTCCGGGTGTCGCGCAGCAGGTAGAAGCGCACGGTCCGACGCGGCTGGTTGCTGGTGGTCATCTGTCATTCCTCCTCGAGTCGTTCCCGGACTTCCACATACGCGTCTAGCACACGGTCAACATCCCAACCGAGGTCCATCAAATACTCTTTGATAGCAGCGTAGTAATACGCCGGGTTGTCGCCCTCCAGTTGGAGGAGCGTCAGTTTGATTTCCGCCGGCATGTTGAACAGCAGACCGACCAGAAACGCCCCATCCTCGGTCAACCCGTCAACGAAGTCCCACAGGTAGAAGGATTGCGGGCGCTGGACCGACTCCCGCTGTCTCCTGGGGTCATCCTTCGCAAGCGACAACTTGTAAAGCCGGGTCCGGTACTGGTCAAGCAGCCGCATGGTGATGCGGTACTGTACCCAGGTCGCGAACGACGCCCCGCGGTCCGCCTCATAGTCGTAATACGCCTCGAGGAAGAACCAGTTAGCCTCCGCACGAATCTCATCATAATCGCCTCCGTACCGACGGACGAACTTCCGGACGGCGATTTCGATGGTGTCCTCAACGTCGGCGTATGTCTCGCCGATCGCTGTTTGGAGCAGCGCGGATGACAGCATGGGATGGGTCCGAGAGCCTGGGTACACTGGTACGGTGCCTAATGTATAAGCAATATAAGCCGAAGTCTACTAGAATCTCCCTGTTATGTCTAAGTATTGAGGGTTAAATGGTATGGGTGTTAAACAGGTCGTGGGCGAAGGTCCGCAGCGGGACCATCACCCCAGGGACGGCTGCCAGGCGTCGGCGGTCCAGCAGCACCCGGAGGGCTTCGCTGTGCTTGCAGTAGCCCCCGTTCTCAAATCCCAGGCAGGTGCACTGGTCTGCCCGGACCGGGGTTAGTAGGACGTAGTAGATCTCATCCCCGCCGCTCTTTGTTACCTTGAACTGCCGGCCGTCGGGGTTGGACAGCTCCAGGATGGCATACCGACTGACGTACTTTTTCGACGTTGGTGAGATCGACTCTGTGATAGCTATCACACCGACGCTGGGTGCAAGCGTCGGGTGAACAGCCATCCAGGTTACCGACCGAAAGGCGAACGTTTTGTTCGCCTTCAGGTGTTCGAGGATCAGGTTCATGTACTTTTCCTGACGGCTGGTAGGATGCGATACCCGTCGCTGTGTTCTTCCGTCCGGGTGTGGTGTAGCATGGTTGCGTCCAGCATCATGCAACTCAGAACGACGGCCGAAAACGCCTGGCGGGCTTCGGTGCCGTCCTGGGCACCCCGCACGACCGGCAGCCAGGTCCTAGCCTCTTCGTCGTACTCGAACGACACGGTTACGGTCACTTCCCGTCCTCCACGTTGAGAAGGTTTTCTTTGGATAGAACTCTCATGTATACGATGAAGTCCGTCAGTGCTTCACTCGCGGTCGGGAACTGTAGCCAGTACGCCTCCCCGTCCTGGTGTTCCGCCTCACCGATGTACGTCTCCAGGTGCTTCGCCAGCAGCCGGCGGAAGGCATCGCGCCTGGACCGGACAACCTTCTCACCGACCTTGGTCAGATCCCCGTCCGAGTCCACCAGATCCAGCTTGTCCATCTGACGTCTCCGTGTGGGTTGGTCGGCGCCTGGGAGGGACAACACCCGGTCGCACTCCCGGCAGTTCAGGTTACCCGCGTCGCCCTGGGTGGGGATGGTTGTTTCCCCGCACCCAGGACACTGCATTGCCTTCGGCATGGCGTACCCTCCCCACGTCCAGGGTAGTATCACCTCAACCGGGTCCGGTGTCAACCCCGGGCAGTCACTTCCTTCGGTCGTAACCCTCCACTAGTTGCGCCGCGGTGAGTTGGTGGTCATACCGGTCGGTGTTCGGACAGAACTCAGGGAAGTATTTGCCTTCGCTGGTGATGGGGCAGTCCCCACAGGTTCCCCACCGCCCGTTCCGGCTGAAGCACTCGAAGTGACCCAGGAACGCGAACTGCGACGGGGAGCAGCACTTCGGACGCAGATTCAACGCCATGTCATTGTTCCTTTCCTGATCTCGTTTCCGGTCCCATCTTGTCACATAGTCCGTCGTCTGATCAGACATGGATACTCCGAAGGGAGGGACCTGGGTTGGGCGTTCCCAGGTCCCGGGGTTGGGTCACGCCCCGACGGCTTCGGCTTCGGTCGGTTCCGCCAACGCGTCGTTGAGGGCCTTGGCCTGGTCATCCGTCAGGGCAGCCGGTTCGCCGCGGGGGTTGTCCAGGTCCCGACCGCCCTGGAGTTGGCACCGCACGGTCGCGTCGCTGATGTGCCCAGCACCGAACTGCTCCAGCACCTTCCGCGCCTGCTGGAACTTCCAGCCCTGGCGCCCCATCCACCGGATAACCGCCGTCGCGGCGTAGCTGAAGATGACAGCCTTGGTCCCGCCCTCCCCCTGGGCGGTAGCCGGGGCGTTGGCGCGGTCCTCCGTGAGCTTCTGGACCCGCTCCTTGAGGCTCTGGTTCGCCTGATCGACGGCCTTGAGAAGCTCCTCCCGCTGCTCGTTCAGGTACTCGGCATAGGCTTCGACCTTGACCCGGGTTGCCTTAATCTTCTCAGCCTGGCGGGCGATGGTGTCGTGTCGGGTGTCCAGACCGAACGCGGCGACCGCCTCTTCGTGTTCCGCGATGACCATGCTCAGACCGTTGACGATCGCGTCCGCGACCGACCGATCCCCCGTCTTCGTGTCCGCGGGAACCGGGAACCGGCTGACCCGCCCCGTCAGCTTCGTGAGGAAATTCTGGATCTTGTCCGTGAACCCCGCGAACTGCTGGGGCACGAAGTACACACCCCCCTGCTCCCGGATGGGGAAGAGGTCCGCCTCAGCGTCGAACAGCTTTTGGATCATCTTGGTGATGTCCGCACTGGTCCGCAGCTCCATCGCCCGGTCCAACTCCTGCTGCGCCTTCGCCTCCAGTTCCGGGACGTCGCACGTGATGCGCCCGGTCACCTTGTCCAGCCGCAGCAGCGTCTCACGGCTGTACTTCCACTCGTCCGACTCCATGACCCGCTTGGTGAACTGGAACGTGATGACGTCCTTCTCATCCCGCAGGACGTCGATCACACGATCTTCCGAGAGCTTCTTCGCGGCGCGGCTGAAGGCGTGCCGGGGAAGCAGCTCTCGCGCGACCTTCTCGTTGAGACCCGCGTCCTTGAGAGCCTGGACCACGCCGGCGTGGTTGTGGGTGCTGGCGCCCGTGTTCCAGGTCACCACCTCCCCCAGCAGGCGCAGCCCGGCGTGCGCCTGGACGAATTCCTGCTTCCGCTGGTTCTTCGTGCTGGTCGGGTTGACGTTCCCCGCGTTGATCCGGGGCTTGCTGACCTGCTTGGTGCGCTTCGACATGGGACGTCTCCTCTGGGCTGGGTTGTGTCCTGGGCGACAAGAGTAGTATCACGGGCAGGGGGCTGACTTACACTACCAGCCCCCACTTTTTTCTGATTCTCATCAACTCACTTAGCTGATGAACTCCACCAGTTCGTTGTTCGCGGTCACCATCGCCGTCTTGAGGGTCTTCCGGAACCCGTGGGCCAGGCACCGCCCCCGCTGGCCGATGCTCGTCCCGATGTGCATCTTCATCCCGTGCTCGAACAGCTTCCAGCAGAATTGGCCGCCGATGTCGGTCACTTCGATGCTGAACTGCCGCCCGTCGTCCATCGTGACGTGGCTAACCATGTCGGTCTCCGGTTTGGGTTCCCCGCGTCGGTGTGTCGCGGTACAGGGGTAGTATCACTGCTACCCCATCCGGAAACACGTCCTGGGCGGCGAAAAATCCCCGATCTAACGAAGTCCCTCCTGTGAGGCGGAGCAGCCCAGGAAAACCCTCCTGGCTTCGCTTTTACGGGGCTGTCGGGTCGGACCGGCAGTCTACCCTGCCCGGACATAGATAACCCACCAGACGCGAAGCCTGACGGGTTTCCCGGGTCGGAGGGGTCAAATGGACAGACACCGACCAATCGCCTCTTCGTTCGTATCGATGTTCCGGATGAGATGAACTTCGTCGCTAACCCGCGCCAGGTCACCAGCCTGGCTTTCCAGAATCAGGGAAATCGTACGAACTTTCTCCCGCTTCGCCCACTGCTTGTAGCTCTGTTGCATCGACTCGGAAACGTTCACGATACCGTCGGTGATCAGAATGACGTCCGTCTTACCCTTCGGCGCCCCCATCTCCTGCCAGTACCGGTTAGGCAGTTCGTGCAGTGGGACGTCCATCGTCGTACCCCCGCCGTAGAAGTGTTGTAGCCAGGTCAGCAGTTCCCCGTCATTCCAGGCGCCTGGCTTCAGGACGCATTTCGTACCGACGGACCCGCCGGAGTACCCGACCAGCGCGCACCACCGACCCTGACGCTTCGCAATCCAGGCCATAGCCAGGGCGAACGCCTTGGCGTGGGCAACCGGTTCCCCCTTCATACTCCCGGACTCGTCCACACAGACGACGATCGGACCCTTCCCGACCTTCTCACTGCCCCGATACTCCCGGCAGAAGGTCTGACGCTCGACGAGCCGACGCATGGTGTCGAGTTCCAGGTCTTCATCCGCCAGGCTGGCCAGTTCGACGGGCAGCAGCCTGGCGACGTCGCCCGCCAGTTCAACCCCGATGACTTCATCGTACCCGTGTTGAACTTTTTGCCGTTGCTTGGACTGTGCCAGGCGCCGGAACTTCCCGGCAAGCTCACAGATTCGCTTGAGGACCGGGCTTTGCCGGACCCGCTTGAACACCCGTGCGACCTCCGCCGCGTCCTGCTGGCCGTATTCCCCCTGTCCCAACCCCATCCCCCGCGCGACCTCCTCCATCTCATCGACTTCCGCGGTAGCAGCCTGCAGCGCCTGGGCGACCGCCCCCAGCAGGTCAGTTTCGGCCTTCATTTCGGCCTTCGCCTGGGCGGCAGGTCCCTTCCCCGCGGGCTTGCGCTGCTGGTCCTTCTGCACCAGTGCCGCGAACTGCTTGGCGAACTGGACCGCCGCCATTTCGGATGCCAGGGTGTTGAGCCGGGTGCTGTTCCGCAGGGCGACGTAATCCGGGGTCTCCATCAGGGTTTTGAGGAACTGAGACCGACGCGGGTCCTGACACCGCGGGGCGAACTGCGGCTCACTGGCGTAAGCGGCGGTGTGGAAGTCCGTGATCGCTTCGCGGGTGAGGGGGCTGTTCGCCAGTTCGTAGTTATGACACTTCAGCTCCCAACCCCGTTCGAGGTCCCATTCATCCGCAAGCAGCGCGGTCGGGCTGACGGGCTGGTCCGGGCTGCTGCCCTCCCCCCTCTGGGGGGAGCTCACCCGGACGTCCGCAGCCGGGGTGTTGTCCTTGCCGTCCAGGTCCAGCATCGCCAGCAGGTCGCGCGGGTCCATGTGTCCTGTCCTCCGGTGTGTCGCGGTACAGGGGTAGTATCACGCCGGACGGTCCCGGAAACACTCCGGGACCTGCACTTTTCCGGCATTCTCACCAGATCCCTGTGGTGCCTTACTTCGGCATCATGTTGACGAACGTCTGGATCTCGGAGAGCAGATACTTGTCCGGGTCGGTCAGCCCCAGCACCCGCAGCGACTCCCTCACCACCTTGAGTGCGGCCTCCAGGTTGTCCACCGCGTCCACCAACGGCGTGCCCTGGGCTTGCAGCTCCGCCAGTTCCCGACGCTTCGCGGTCATGTAAGCGTCGTGGTCGGCCATGATCTGCTGGCACCGGTCGTAAGCAGCTTGCTGGGTCGCGGTCATGTCGGTCTCCGGTTCGGGGTGTCAGGGCGACAGGGGCAGTATCATGGAAGGCGGTCCCGGGGACACGCCCAGGGACCGCCTTTTTGCCCGATTTGATCTACTCACCAACGTGCCCGACAACCTTGCGGTAAGACGTCTTGATGTGGTCCGCGACGATCGCGAGTGCCTTGATCACTCGGTTGTCCGTCTGTGGCAGCTTCTTGAGATCGCGCTGGACCTCCTGCAGCTTCGGCACCGCGTCGGTGGGCGTGCACTTGACCATCACGTCTTCCGCGATCATCAACTTCTCATTGACCAGCATGCCGGTCGGGTTGGCAATCTTGATGACGATCTTCGCAACCTTCTCCGGCTGCTCCGTCGGGTCTTCCCACAACGTGTGTGCCAGGATTTCCAGGTGCTCAACCTGGACCTGCTGGGCGCCGGACAGGTAGGCGTAAGCCTGGACCGCCCCGACGGACTTCCGTAACCGCCGGTCGCCCGGGAACACCCCTTCGGCGTTGACCAACTCGATGATTTTCTCGAGGGCGTCCTCAGCGTCCTGGGTCCAGGTCAGCGCCGCGGCTTCCTGGCGCGCCTGGGTGATTTCCGCCGGGCTGACGGTGCTGCTGAAGGTCGGGGTGAGGTTCTTCGCCCACAGCAGTCGCTTCCGCCCGGCCTTGGTCCCGATGGGGCGGACCTTCTTGCGTAGCAGGAACCGGTCAAACAACGCCCCGAGTTCCTTGCCCCCGTCCTGTTCCCCCGGCCATTCGTTCGACGCCGCGACACAGATTTGCAGGGGCACCTTGCGGAACGTCCCGTCGCCGTTCTCATACACCTTCTCGTTCAGGATTCGGAGCATGGTGTTGAGAATAGCCGAGGAAGCCTTGAAGATTTCGTCGGTGAACGCCAGGTCGGCTTCCGGCAGCTTGCCCGTCGTCACCCGGCGGTACTGGTCTGCCTTCAGCCCCTGGACGCTGATGGGACCGAACACTTCCTCCGGGGTGCTGAACTTGGTAAAGAGGATGTTGAACCGCTTGGCGCCCTGGAGCCAGGACAGCAGGCTGTCCAGCAGCAGGGACTTGCCGGTGCCCGGGGGGCCGACCAGCAGCGGGTGTTCCCCGGCGATCAGGGCCGTCAGTACGATGTCGATCTCATCGTCGCGCTCGATCAGGACGCTGGTCAGTTCCTTCCGCGCGAGGACGAACTTGCTCTGAACGCTGATGGTCCGGCTGCTGACGGTCGGCTTGGTCGCGGTGGTCATGCGGGCTCCAGGTCAGGGGTTGTGGTTCGGTCTGGGGGTATCTTACCGCGGAGGGGGCTGGGGACACTACCAGCAGCCCCCGATCTGATCTACTCACTTGTATCCGAGTTCCGCCCGGACTTCCTGCTTCGCGACCTCCAACGCTTCCAGCATGGTCATCCCGACGGGGCTGCTGGTGCGTTGCAAGACTTCCCGGATGCGCTTCTTGGCTTCGCGGTCGATGACCTTCGCCGCTTCCCGGGTCATGGGCTTCTGCGTCGTCATGGGTCGGGTTCCCGTCGGGTGTCCTGGGCGACGTAGGTAGTATCACGGCAACAGCCCCCGGAATCAACTCCCAGGGGCTGCTTTTGGACGGATCTCACCAGATCCCCGGTATCAGAAAGGGATGTCGTCCAGACCCGCCGCCTTCGCCATGTTGGCGATCTGTTCCTCGGACGGCAGTTCCTGCGGCTTCTCCTGGAGGTCGAGGTGCATGTCCAGGTTGTCCGCCAGGGCGTTGACCGACCGCAGCATTTCGCTGGTCGCGCTGGGGTCCTCGTCCTTGACGATGCTGGTGATGGTGCGGTGGTAACCCTCGAACGCCGTGATGAGGGTTCGCAGCCAGCTAACTTGCTCGCGGGTGATGTTGTTCACCGTCATGTCCTCCGGTTGGGCGGGCTTGTAGCCCGGATTGGACCTGTGCCGGGGCAGACCGTCTGTCCCCAGCCCGTACCACGCGTCAACGTCGTTCTGATCGCGGAACATCTGACCCGCCTCGGTTAGTTCTGGCTGATCCAGTATTCCCCGACGCCGAGTTCGCCTTTGAACGCCGCAGCCCAGGCGCGGGCTTCTGCCAGGGTCGCGCATTCCATCACCGGCCGGTTGTCCGGGCTCCAGACGGTCCAGGTGGTCGCGTTCATCTTGTCCCCTTGGTTCGACTCCCCGCGACCCAGCGCCGCGGTACAGGGGTAGTATCACGGCAAACCCTGTCCGGGACACCCGCAGCCGGCTGCTTTCTGCCTACTTTGACCAGATCCCTTGTGTGAGGGTAGGTGAGGCGGGACACAGTTAGTCCCGCCTCACTCACTCTGACTTAGCTCTTAGCGTCCGGCGTCCCGAGTGCGTCCTTGAGTGCCTGGAAGTTCTCCGCGGTCAGGGGCGCCGGGTCACCCCGTTCCCCCTTGACACCCGCGCGCAGTTGGGCGTGTAGCGTTGCGTCGGCGCACTCGATACCCAGGACGTTCAGCGCCTTCCGGGCGTCGGCGAACTTCCAGCCCGCCTTGCCCATCGCCCGAAGGACACCCGTGATGGCATGCCCGAAGAGTTCGTAGCGCTTCCCGCCGCGGTCGCCCTGGGTGACCTTGGACGCTTCCCCGGTCGCGGTCCCGTCCGTGCCCGTCGGGGTGTTGGACTGCTTCCCCGGACCGACCTTCGCCCCCTGTTGGGTCGGTGCCTTGGTCGGGTTGTTCGCCGCGATGGCCTGGACCTCACGATCGTAGATGCCTTTGATGAGGAACGCCATGCTGGCGCCTTCCGCCACCCCCTTGACCAGCGTGCGAGCCAGGTGCATCAGCGCCGGGACCGTCACATAGACGCCGTCATCCACGTACACGTCTCGGACCTTCTCGCACCACGCCAACACGTTGTTGCGGGTGCGCTCCTCCGGGATCTTCGGCACCTTGTCGTACGGACCCGCCAGGGCGGTCACCTTGCGCAGCCCCTTGGACGATCGCGCCTCCGGTTGCGGGTCATCCGGACTGCCAACGCTCGTCCCCTGGACCTCGGGTTGCTTGTCCTCTGGTTCCTTGGACGGGATGACACCCGGCTTGTCGTCCTCGTGCGTCCGGCTGGGGGCGATGACGACGGTTTCTTTGACGTTCTTCGGCGTAGCCGGGTGCCCGTCCGGGAACGCCGGGGCGTTCGGGTCCGGGCCTTCCTGGGCGGGTTCCTCCGTCGCGGTGCTGGGGGTTTCCGTCCTGGCATCCTGGGTCGGCTGGTCCGGGACCTGGGTTTCCGTTGCCGGCACGGTCTCCGGGGTCTCCTGCGGCTTGTCGTCGGTCGGCTGGGTGGTCGCCGGCACCGGGGCGGTGTCCGGGTGCTCGACCTGGGCGGGCGCGTCGTCGGGCTTGGACGCCTTCGGCTTCTGGGTCTTCGCCGGCTTGTCGGACTTCGGCGCCTTCTTACGGCTTTCGGCGGACGGCATGGTCATGCTCCCTTCGGTCATGGGCGACAGCGGGTAAACCCCCTGGGCGATGTCGTTCGCCAGGGCGGTGAGCTTGGTCAGCGACGAACGGGTGCCCTGCCACCCGCCGTTCACCTGGAGGCGGAAGTACCCGCCCGGCGCCGGCACGATGGTGAAGTTCAGGGCGACGTTGTCGGGGCCGGTCTGGGGGAGGCCGGCGGTGCGCGTCTTGTCGGCGTTCAGGGTCCACGTCAGCATGGGAGTCTCCAGGTCAGGGGTTAGGAACTTCAGTCAGCGGCACAGGGGTAGTATCACAGGTTCTGTGTCTGGGGACACCGGCTGTCGGCACTTTTCGGCCGACTCTAACCAGATCCCTCCGGTGTGGCTGCTTAGTCGGCCTTGATGACACCCTTGAGGTCTACCCAGCAGCGGTCGCCGTTGTCCGCTTCGTAGCGGGCCTGACGGGCACCGTCCTTGATGCGGTTGCCCAGCGTGCCATCCTGGTAGTAGCGGACACCCTCGAAGGTCACGACGAACGGGAACCGGTTCAGCTCATCCTGCTTGGCGTTGGCAACCGCGTCCTTCGCGGCGTAGTTCCCTTCGGCGGCAGCCTTCAGCGTCTTCGCGGTCAGGGTCTTCATCTGTCTTCCCCGTTCGGTTGTGTCGTGTCGTCCTACAGGGGTAGTATCACTGCTACCTGCCTGGAAAACACCCCGACCCGGCTGCTTTTTGCCAGATCTCATCAAGTCATGATTGTGAGGCTTAGGGCAGCCTCACTTAGTCGCGACTCACCACGGAACTAGCTGCTTGGGAACGTACCGGTGTGACCCGCTGGTGATGTCCCGGACGGACTGCGCCAGGGGGGTTCCTACCTCTTCTTCGATACGGTCAGCCCAGACCAGCAGCGCAGTGTTGCTGAAGTCCCTGGCGCGGACCAGCGAAGCCCAGTGTTGGAACACCCCGGAGTAGATGTCCACAACCTCCAACACCGTGTTGATCGTTTTGCGGTCTGAGTACAACTGAGACACCCCCCGTCCGACGCACTGCCGACACTGGACGCAGCAACCCTCAAACTGCTGGTTCTCGAACTGTCGTGCCACGGCCTTGATTACCCTCGCACGCCCTGACGGATCTAGACCGCTGAGAAAGAGTCGCCCCGTGTGTGGGTCGTACGTTCGATGAAGTCCCCATGCGGGGAGGCCTTCCTCGGGCATTCGCCAGAACGCCGGGAGGTGGACGTTGTACACACCCCTCGCGTAGTGTGAGAGGAAGGCGCCCTGGCTTGCCAGGTACGCCCGCAAGCCTTCGACTGTGTATTTCACTTGAGGAATTCCTCCGCGTCCAGGGCGTCGAGTTCGTCCCACGTCTTGAATGTGACTTTGGAGAGATTGTCGGGATTGATCTTATTCTGGTCCTTGTGGGCGAAGATGCCGAGGTCGCACTGCACCTCGAAGCAGCCGGACCGGTGCGACCCCTTGGACATGCCTTCCGCCCACGCCTGGGTCAGCGCTTCGGTCAGGAAGGCTTCCCAGCCCAGCTCCTCCAGGTCCTCCGCTTCGAGGTCCAGGTCCAGCGTCAGATAGTGGACGTCATCCCGGTTGAAGTTCTTGCCTTCCATGCGAAAGAAGAAATCGAACCGCATGACCTGTCCCCCCTGGGTTACCCGTGTCGTGTCGTTGCCTGTCTACGGGTATCATACCCCACAATGGGTGCTGGGGACACCGCCAACCCAGCACCCCGACACCGATTTAACCAGATCCCCGATGTGAGGTTTACTCCTCTTTCTTGATCTCTTCCTCGATATCCCGTTGCAGGTCCCCCATGAAAAACTCGAGAGTGTTATCCTGTAAGTAGCCCTGGACGTCTTCCGCCGTCGGGGGCTGCTCCCCCATGTCGCGCCGCATTTCCGTGAGGGTGTTGGTCGTATCGACCCTGATGAGAAGAGCCAGTTCCCGCACGGCCTTCTTGTAGCGTTCTTGCCACTCTTCGTTCGACATCGGCATGATTGAGCCCCGTTAGAGTGATGGACTTACCAACTACCCAGCAGGTCCCGGACCCAGACCGACCACTCGTCCCACACCGCCGGCAGGTACACGTAGCGGAGGTAGTCGAGCATGGGTCTGTGTCCTTCCGGTCCCTGGGAGTCGGTGTCCTGTCCGTCTGCCGTCCCGGGTATCTTACCATCGGGACGGTCCGGCGACACACCCAGGTAGCTGCTTTTTGGCAGTTCTCATCATGTCCCTGATGTGCGTTGAGTTGAGTCTAAGCTAAGATCTTCTGAGTTAAGGTGTTATCCCGATAATACTGTGCCTAGTGTGATGTAAACCGGAGGTGAGTATGATGGAGGACGATGTGATCTCTCTCGATCAATTACCTGCCTTAGAACGGAAGGTAGCAGCCCTGCAGCGGCAGGCAGATCAGGCTGCGGGTGCTTATCAAGAGCTCAAGAAGGAGCTAAAGCGTCGGTTCGGTGTCTCTACGATCAAGGAGGCTGAGACTCTTCTGGAAGATAAGAAGGAGGCTGAGTACGATGCACACTCCAAGTATCTTGAGGCCTTCAAGCGCCTAAAAGAGGAGTATCCGGAGATCGTTGACCTGTGATATTTTAAGCGGAGTCACGTAAGGAACCGTCATCCTTTCTGGGGGTAGGACCGGACCCGGACCGGGAAGGGATGACGGGACTCCTACCAAGGAGGAAGCGAAGCAACTCGTTAGATAAACCGCTGTTGGGTAGAGGTAGGTTCCCAGGACGTAGGTCATTTCAACGTATCATATCTAGCCTCATGTGAGGCCCTCATGTCTCCCTGATAGTGTGATCCCAGCATTCTACTAGAGTAGAGTGGTATCTGGATGTGATGGAGTCGATCAAGCAAAAATAGGAGGAAAATGCTGGGAGCTACGTTGGAGTGTGGTATCTGTATTACGTCAGATGGTGATAGTACGCAGCCCAGTGTTCTGCGTACCTATGTCCCCTGTTGGACTTGGTTACATACCTGTCTATACCTGTCTAAGTTTGATCGTAGCGGGCCGCTCTATCAAACTATCTGTAGATCAATGAGTATTATCTGGTAGTATCTGTCAATCAGTCCGATATTACATGATGTCCTGCTAACGATCTGTGATCTGTGATATATCTGGGTATCACCCGAGTATGTATACCTCATTACACTACTGTACAACACATACTCTGACGAAGTGTTGCTGAGGGGGGTACTGTCCCCTGGGGTCAAACCAGCGCTTTTACACACCTCTTCCAGATAGTTCTATCGTTGATGACACTACTGTACAACACATATGATGGTACAGCGCTCTATCTGGGATGAGTAGATGCTGCTACACATAGGCATAAGATCGTTAGGCAAGGCAAGGGCTCATAGGCCATACACTATGATATGATGTATCTGGGTAGTGTAGACTCATAGGCCGTAGATGATGAGTAGATATATGCNNGCATATATCTACTCATCATCTACTCTACGTGTTGGTGTTGTGTACTCACTGATTTACCTGAGTAGAGCCTCCGGAGTATCAGTACATCAAGCTATCATGTTATCCGGAGTATCATGGGTGCACCCTTTGATGACGAAATGAGCATGGGTGCCGATAGGCCGCGCCCCGGTATCGTACAGATAAGCCAAAATTCCTGGGATCAACAGATGTGAGTAGGGTAGCTGTAAACTATGTACCCCAGGGGTAGGGGGTTGTTCTTGAGACTGGCTGATTTGATACATCTGGGGATCGGACTGATCTAAGATCCCCAGATTTTCTGACTGATCAGAAGAGTCCGCCGACTTTCTTACGCTGGCGGGTGAGGAAGTGGAATGCTCCTGATGAAGCGTCGATCTGATCTTTGTACTTACTGAAGGGGAAGTAGCGCATCTCTTCGATGTAATCATCAATCCATGATGCTCCGAGCTTGAGGTAGACATGGCCGTAATTGACCTGCACACTGAAGGGATCAGCGCGGTGAGTCTTATCACCATCAGCCTTGCCTACCTTCCAGACGCGGACGCGATAACCAGCGAGGCGACGTACGGTGGCCTCAGCTGACTCCTTTCCGCCCTCACCTCCTGATTGTTCGATGCCGATGAGGGTGTTGTGTCCGTCGCGGGCTGCTGTATTGAGGATGATGCGTTCACGTTCGGCAGAGTCTACCTGGACGCGAATGACATCGAGGATCCAGAAATGACCGTCAACATCAACTCCCATGAGGACACCGACGGAGTAGGCACCGCCACCGTGTGTACCTGCCTTGTCCCAATATCGACACTTGCGTACGATCTGGTCGGGTGAGGGGATGGCGAACTTGAGGCGGTGTGTCTTGAACATGCCACCGCCAGCCGGGATCGGGTCCTGCCGATATTGAGCAGAGTACCCATACTCACCGATGTCCTGGAGTGCCTCGCGGAGCACTTCCTTGTTCAAGCGTACGGGGTCCATCAAGCCATCGGTGTACTTCTTGCGGAGTTCCCGCGGTGAGACTTTTTGGGACAGTTCGGCAGGGAGGCAGACGTGGCGGACGTTCTTGCGCTTGAGGAAGAGTTCGGTGGGATCATCCTGGTGGAGACGTTGCATGATAAGAATGGTGGGTGTTACACTCTTATCAACCTTCCGGCTGGGTAGGGTCTCCCGCAACCAGTGGTTAGCGGCTTTGAGGTCAGCTTCCGACATCGCTTGATTCGGGTCCAGGGGATCATCGATGATGATGAAGTGACCGTGCATACCCATCACGGAGCCCATGACACCGACACCGTAGCGGGTTCCGCCACACGTGTTAGCGAAATAGCCCTTGGTGTTCTGATCGTCCCTGAGTTTGATGTCAGGGAAACAGGCACGGTACTTTTCGGATGTCACAACGTCGCGGGACTTCCGGCTGAGGTCCAGTGCCAGGGGGTAGGAGTAGGACCCGCAGATGTGCCGGGCGGTCGGCATGCGGGTCCAGGTCCAGGGCGGGAACAGGATGGAACAAACACTGGATTTGGAGGTCCCGGGTGAGATATTGATCACTTCATCGTGCAGTTTGGGCTCGCCCTTGAACACCCGTTCGGCCAGCGTCTGCATCTCGTTACAGATGTATTCGATGTGCCAGTTCCAGATCGGGTGTTCGGGAACGACGGTGTGCCAGAACTCCTTGACGAACTCATAGAAGCTCTGTCGTGTGACGGACGCGACCAGATCATACTCGTTAACTTGCATCGTCTAGCTCCGATTGGGGGACGTACACGTCGAGGCGTTCGTTCGGACAGTGGGGAGCACGGCGTTGATGATCGTCCAGACAGGCAGCGGCTACTTTGTAGGCGTAATCCTTGAACGACTCTTCAGCACTCCGGGGTCGGATGGGGACAGGGACCGCGCCCCAGAGACACTGAATGCAGCGATAGCGTGCAACCACCAGAGTATTAGCGCTCATCCATGTCCTCTTCTACGGGTTGCAGTTCCAGGCTTCCATCTACCACCCGCCAGACCAGCCGGGGACCGCCACAGCACACGAAATACCAATCGACATCATGATCGTCGGAGTCGTGCATCTTGTGACAGAACGGGCACTGCTGAATCGTACGTACCGGGTGTTTACTCATCGTCATCATCCTCCAGGTCGGCTTCCTCTTTTACCCTCTTGACGATCTCTGCGTCGATGACGTCATCCTCAGACTTGGCTGCGGGTAGGGCCTTCGCCTGGGCTTCACGGATCTTGTCGAGGATGAGCTTGCGAACTTCGATCGGCAGGTCCAGGGATTCGATGTTGACCATCGCGTGCTGGTGTTTGTGATTGTGTTCTACCTGGATCTTGGAGTCATACCCACGATCACGATTGAGCGTCCGGTTGGCGAAGATGGTAGCGGCGCTGTCGCCCTGGGCTACGAGGTTGACCAGTGCCCCCTCAAAGAAGTTCTTCTTGTGGAAGTGTATTTCTTTCATCAAGCGACCGAACTCCGGCTCTCGGATCTCCCACTCGTACACAGTGGAGTAATCAATTCCGATCTTGCGACAGGCTTCGCTCGGGTTGAAGTTCGATGCTACGAGGGCGTGGATGAACAGTTGCTGACGGACGCGCTTGCCCTTGTCTTTGAGTAACGACTCCAGTTTCGTTTGGGATGCGTTGTGTCCGAACGCATTAATCTCATCCCACAGACTCTTCAGTTTATCTGGCAGACGACCGTAACAGTATTTGATGAAACTGCCGGTACTGTGCTTGCCCAGGTTCCGGCTGCCCCGGCGGATGGCCAGGTCCAGCAGCGGGTGAACGGTCCGCCACTTACGCAGGGTCGGACGGGAGACCCCGAGACCGTCGGCGATCCGACTCTCGCTAGAACCAGCCTTCGCCATGTCGTAAGCGATGAAAATCATGTCGACGTGCCACTTTTCCGGTCCAGGCATGATCGTTCTCCGGGAAGATAGAGCCCGGGGACCAACATACCAGACCAGGCCCCGACGTGCCAGGGGTGACAGTTGTAAATACCCAGGAGACCAGTTGGGAGCGCTCTGCCCAGGACTATCTTAAGCAGACCCGGGTTCGGACCGTTTACAGAAATGATGACATGGGAGTGAAGCGTTTTGACAGGGCGGCAGGGGGGTTGGTACAAATGGTAGCGTACCACGGCCGCCGACGTCATGACGGAGGCAAAATCAATGGCTGGTAAGCTCAAAAAGAAAAGCCTTCCCTTCCAGACGGGTGTGGTGGGGGATGTGAGTTTCACCGTTGGCGCTGAGGCGACGAACGTTGTGAACGTCGCCGGACAGGTCAAGGATGAAAACGGCAAGGCCATCACGCAGCGGGTCATGCTACACGTGTGGCTGTCTGACGTTGCTACGGGTCTGGGTCTTTGCGCCGTTGCCCCGTCCGGCACTGTCGTCATCGGCACCAACGGCACCATTCTGGCGTCGATCGTAGCGAAAACCTGCCTTCTCATTCAGACCGACGCAAGCGGGCGCTTCGATCTGAACATCACGGAGGCTGGGGCGAAGACGCTTTACGTGGGGGCACGTCTTCCTGACGGCACGTTCAAGGTGTCCAGCGTCGCTACCTGGACGTGACCTGCAAGCGGAGGTCGGGAGGAAGCTGACGGGAGAGGGGTGTAAACCGACTCCGTTGCTTTGCTAATCCTGCGTGCGTTGATGAGTGCCAAACCGACCTTTACCCTCAATGAAGTCCTGACGGCGATGCTCTTCTCAAGGGCGTCGTTGTTTGGAATCATTGATCCTAAGGGTCGGGACATCAACAAGGAATGCGGGTATCCGGACCATGTCACGATCGAACAACTCAGGCAGTTGTACGAGCGGGAGGGACCTGCGACCCGTGTGGTGCAGGTTCTTCCGAGCGAGACGTGGAGCGTTAATCCGGAACTGTATGAGGTTGAGGACGCCACCAAAACCCCGTTTGAGCTTGCATGGGACGAACTCCAGCTAAAGTTCAACATCTGGTCATACCTTCACCGGGTGGACGAACTGTCGGGGATCGGACACTACGGGGTGCTGCTACTTGGCGTGGACGACAATAAGGACCTGTCCGAACCCATCGATACAATTGACGAACGCGGGGAGCAGGTTGCGAACGGCAAGAAATACAACCTGATCTTCTTGCGGGCTTTCGATGAGTATCTGGTACGGGTAGACTCCTATCAGTCCGACCCGACTAACCCGCGGTTCGGTCAGCCCCTATTGTATGACATCCAGTTCGCGGACCCTGGCGCTGTCAGTGGCACCAATTCAACGACGTTGGTAGACACGACACGCAAAAAGGTGCACTGGAGTCGGATCATCCACGTCGCGGACAATCGTAAGTCCAGCGAAGTGTTCGGTGTTCCGAGGATGCTGCCAGTCCTGAATCGGATCTACGATCTCAGGAAGGTACTCGGCGGCTCCAGTGAGATGCTGTGGAAGGGGGGCTTCCCTGGGTATTCGTTTGAGACAACACCAGAGGTGAACGCTGGTGACCTGGACATCGACACCGCCTCGCTCAAGAAGCAGATTGAGGCTTACCAGAACGGCCTCCAACGCTATCTTGCACTCCAGGGCGTGTCAGCGAAGAGTCTCGCTCCCCAGGTCGCAGACCCAAGCAACCACATTGAGCAGAACCTTCGCATCATTGCGATGACGTTGGGGGTTCCCCTTCGGATCTTCCTGGGTTCGGAAGCAGCCCACTTGGCGTCTACCCAGGACACCGGAACGTGGAATCGACGCTTGGGTCAGCGTCAGGAGATCTACGTCACACCCATGATCATTCGACCGACAGTGGACCGGTTGATGATGATTGGTGTACTGCCTAAAGTCAAGCAGTATTTTGTGTCGTGGAAGGACCTCAACACACTCACTGAAAGTGAAAAGGCCGACATCTCCCTGAAGCGTTCGCAAGCCCTCCTAGCGTACATTAGTTCTGGTTCTGAAGTGGCTATTCCGCCGCTTGAGTTCTGGACTAACATCATGGGCATGACGCTTGACCAAGCCGTCTCCATCGTTGAAGCGGCAAAGAAGAACGCTGATAAGATGACGACGGTAGACCAGAACCCGCCGGCTCCGACGTCGGCTCAACAGGGGACCAAGGGTAACCCGGACCAGAACCCGGGACCGCCGAAGCCGGCTAACCCGGGGTCCGCCGCTGCTGCGTGAGTAAACTATGAAACGACCGACCACGCCAGAGGTCCGGGGTCCGTTTCCAGATGACGCCATGTTGAGGAAGCACGGTTTCAAGGTCGTGTCTCACTCAAAAGACAACGTTAGGATCTGGCGACGGGGCGAAAGGGAGTACACGCAAACCCAGGCTCTCGAGGTCGCTCGTTTCGAGGAGGAAAGTCTCCTAGAGAAACAGCGATCTGAGAAATAGGCTCAGATCGGAGCCCAGGCATGCCGAACGAGGTTGTTTGGACCGGTGTCGGAGGGATCGTCACTGGTCTGGTAACTGTCACAGTCTGGGCAATCAGAAAGATCTGGCTCACAAAAAGCAACATCGATCGACGCAGACAAAAGGATGATGAAGAATCAGAGAGACGAGCGACGGTGGACCGTCGCAACGAACTCTGGGATTACATCAACCGTCTGAATACTGATCTTGAGACTGAACGGGAGGAGAGGCGTCGGGACCGGGAGGAACTTGAGAGGAAGATCGAAAAGGAACGGGAGGAAAGGGAAGCGTGCGAGGACCGACACTTGGAGGCTGTCAGGTTTCGGACACAGGCTGAAACCTGGATCAGAACAGTCACGGGCATCCTTCATGCACGCAACATCAAAGTACCACCTTACGATCCTGTTGGTGGTGACCCTGGCTCCGGCGCCCACCGTCCGCTAGGCTCCGGTGCTTTCCCTGTGCCGCCGGGACCTCCGAAGCCGCATAATGAGGAGCAAACGTGATCCTTTTTGGTGCGGACGTCACGGCACCCCATCCCGGCTGGACTCGGGATGACTATCTGGCAGCAATCCATGCGCTGGTATGGGTCGCAGTCATCCTGGCGGCCCTCATTCTGTTCGTGGCGATCTGTACGTTCGTCCTCAAGGTCATCATTTACATCCGCATGATGGGGGTGATGACCAACGTAGAAACACTGCTGCGTCTTTCCCAGGCTGAGCAACATATGGCTCGCCAGCAAAAGGAGAAAGCTGCAGAGGTACTCACGGAGGTAAAACACACAGTCGCCGAAGTCAAGAGTGCAGTTGATGGTGGGAGTCAGTCCGGAACCAGACTCCCGACCGTGAAAGTGGACCTACCATCCACCAGCAGTGGAGCGAGAACGTGAGTAAGCACAATGCGGAGGTCGGAACCATGGAGATTCCGGCTCGTGTCATGACGTGTCATCCTGTGATGCTTCCCCAAGAGGAGTGGGGAGCAGCCCGTCGGACCGCCATCAAGCACAACCCGAAGAACCGGGGTAACGAGGACGCCCTGGCTTCCCTTTTGGGGACAGCGTTGGTGGAAGCGTCGGATGCGGACGTTCTGATTCCGCAGGCCATCGCGATCATGACCACGAAGTATTGGGGTCCGCAAGGCGTGACCCTGGACGTGTTTTTCATGGACGTGCGGGATACCACGCTGCAGAACCGGATCCTCGCCCACATGAATGCGTGGTCGGACCGGTGCAACGTCAAGTTCACCCTGTCCAACAGTCCGGCGGCGAAGGTTCGGATCAGTACCGGACCGGGCGGCTACTACAGCTACCTCGGTACGGACATTCTCCACATTCCCCAGGGCCAGCAGACGATGAACCTGGAGGCGTTCAATCTGAACACTCCGGAGTCGGAATATCGGCGCGTCGTTCGTCACGAGACCGGACACACTTTGGGGTGTCCCCACGAGCACATGAGGGCCGAAATCATCGCGAAGCTGGACCCGAACAAGACCATCGCGTATTTCCGCGCGCATTACGGATGGTCGGCACAGACGACACAGCAGCAGGTTCTCACTCCGATCAGTGAGCAGTCTCTCATGGGGACGCCACACCCGGAGCAGGACAGCATCATGTGTTACGAGTTCGATGGTGCGTGCACCCTCGACGGCCGTCCGATCATCGGTGGAACGGACATCACGGAGGACGATTACAGGTACATGAGTACGTGGTATCCGAAGCCGAACGTGCCAGTAGTACCTCCGCCGCCTCCCCCTCCCCCTGGCGACACGAACCTGCCGGTGTCGGTTCCGCTGTCCCGCATCATCGACGCACTGGCGAAGGTAGGCAAGAAGGTGATGTGATGAGTCCGGAGAGTAAGGAGTTCGCGAGACTTTTCATCTGGTACGTGATCGCCTTCCTAATCGTGATGGCGGTCATAGTCGCGTGCCTCCGACCTCTGTTTCAGGGTCGGTAGGTAGCGGAGACAGGTATGAGGGCCTTGGTCCTGACGCTTACAGCGGTAACCGCTGTAACACCAACACAACAACCGGAACAAAAGACACCTAACCCTCAGGAGAATACACTCAAGCTCAGGGGATGTACGATCAAGATGACGCCATCCCCGGCAGACGCGGTCGCACTTGCGGATGCTGATTCGCAGAGTCTGGGAACAGATGCTCCGTTCTTTCGGTACATCTGGATAGAAGACTCTGACATCGAAACCCTCAAGGCGATGTCACTGGCGATAAACTACACCAGTCAGGCGTCTGTGATCGTAAGGCCGACACCTGTAATCGTCGGTGAAACGATGCTTCTGAGGGTGGACCTCAGAAATTACGCTCCGAAGCCGGAACAACTGGAGCAATTTCTGAAGTTCTGGGAGGATTACCAAAATGATCCAAAGTTCTCCATCCTGATAACGAAGGCGATCCTCGCCAACCTCAAATTCCCTGATGACAAAGTTCCTGTCGTCAAGGTGAAGAAGAAGGTTGAGAAAAAGGTCCTCAAGTCCAAGGGTGAGGACAAGGTCGAGTGGCGTACTGAGCTGCGGGAGAACGTATACCACCCAGGAGGTGATTACACTTACCCAGACGACACCGGGCGGGTATCCAAAAATGTACCTGCTGGCACGTACAAGGTTGAGCTGAAGTTCAAGAAGGTTACTCCAGGAGAACCAGTGTATGAGGTGATTGTTGTTGAGGAGTTCGTTGAGGTGAAGATTACTGACATCAAAGATGTCAACCTCATTCGGATTCCTGGACAGCATATCGATCTCACACGATATGACACTCTTGTGGGACGCCTGCGGACAGCAGCCCCGGTCGTAAGCCACAGCTACTGGATGTGCCGACACCTGGCGACGTTCAAGGGTAAGGGGGTGTTTGCGGAGCTGTACGGCGGACGCTATTACGAGTTCATGCTCTACCGTCGTGATGGCAAAGGCACTGACGAAGATCGGATTCTTGAGGACTTCGGTATCGGCAATATCGAAGCAGGGGTCACGGCGGAAAAGCTCTTTGATAAACTGCGGTCTGACCAGCGCTTCGCGATCTTCAAATCGAAGGTCACAAGCAAGCCCAGGCGCGGGGACTTCTTCCGGAGTCCGTCTGGTCGTGAGGGTACGGGTCTGATCTCAATCACGCATGATCTGGTTGACGAAGATGTGGACATCGACGTTCACCCGATCATGAATCTACTCAAGTTCCAGGACGCCGGACGGGAGGGCATTGGGGAAGCAGCGAACGGTCTCCACAAGTTCTGGATCACGAACGGACAGGGCGTGCTACAGGACGCTGCACCACAGAACCTTGTGGAAGACTCTGAGATCCCAGCACCGTACACCCGACGGCTCCAATGCGCGATCAGTTGCATTAGGTGTCACGGAATCGGTCGTGCCGACGGATGGAAGGTAGCCGAGAATGACGTGAAGAAGCTCTTGAAAATCAACCCGATGAAACTCGGAGTTGATGTGTTCGGCGACACGACGAACAAAGGAGTGACCACTACAGACACAAACGACCGAATCGCTGGTCTGTACGCTGGTGATCCTGAGAACCGTGTGTTTCCTCGTGGTCGTGATGACTACGCAGCGGCGGTACTCAAAGCCACTGGACCGTGGAAGGGTAGTAAGGACCAAGTGGATGTGGTTACCCTGGCTTCGGCTCGGCTGTCGAAAGTGTGGGCGGACCGCAATTACCAGATGGTCACCCCACAGACCGCACTCAAGGAGCTTGGTATATCCCCACGTTCGCCGAAGATCTTAGGCGCATGGATGGGTACAGAAGAGGACACAGACTCTCAAAAGGTCCTGGAGGCGTTACTACCTCCAGTCGTTGAGGAAGGGATCTACGGGATCGTACCAGAGGACCCGCGAGTTGCCGCACTCAGGCAAGGGATTCCAATCAATCGCGCGGATTGGGACCTAATCTACGGGTTTGTGGCTGCCCGGGTTCAGAAGTCACTGGTTGCTCTCAGCAAGGAGAAAAAGTGAAGACGCTGAAGTTCGTGATCATGATCCTGTTGGTTCTGATCGTCTTCGCTGTCCCGGCGTACGCGGACACTTACCCGAACGGATACATCAACAACGACGGTTACACCTGGCGGGACGGGTATTGGTGGAAGGGAGGCAAAGCGTACAAGTACGAGCAATACTACGTGGCAGGTTACTCGTACTGGTCGTGCGGATACTACTACAGCAAACCGGGCTACTACGATTACAAGTATGTGGAGTACCCGGTCGCCTACCAGTATTCACCGCCTCCTGTCTACACCCCGCCGGCGCCCGCCCAGGTCACCCCCAATGACCCGGGCTGGCGATCGAAACTCCTGGACATTGCCGCAGCCCGGGACAAGGCGGAGTCGGAATGGCGGAAAGGTGCGTACGAGCAGAAGTATTTTCTCGACGCTGTCCAGGCACTCGGACTGCAGGGGAACTTTCGGTGGGAAGGATACGGGGCTGCACCCCCATACCCGGCGGTGGCCCCAGGGTACAGCAGTACCTATTATGGAGGGTATGTCCCTCTGAACGGGATCTTTACCCACCAGTTTCAGCTCGGGTCATATGGAGCCAACGGATCAACGATCTATGGCTCGAGCTACAAGCAGCTTGCTGATTACTACGGGGATGCAAGCATTCCTCAGTTGTACCAGCAGGCGAACCGACTCGCCGAAAACGCTCAGAAGCTGGGCGGACAGGCTACCACAGACTTCTCAGCGTTGGTGCAAACGGAGGGGGCTAACCGCGCGCGTGTTGCTGAGATCCTGGCTCGCGGGCAAGCAGTCCAGCAGTTCATGCAATCGCTGGACGGCCCGCCGCGGACGGAAACTCAGAAGCTCGAAGTGGGGCCAGGGAGTGCGAACCCGCAGCCTCCTCCGATCCCACAGGCGCAACCGAACCCACAACAGTCCGTGAACCCAGGCGCCAGGAAGGCGCAGTTTGAGGCCAACTTCAAGACGGATTGTGCGTCGTGTCACAGTGGCGCGAAGGCCAAGGGAGGCTTTACCCTCCAAGCGTACTACGGCATGACCCCTGCACAGAAGCAGGAGGTGTGGAAGTTGCTTTTAACGGATGACAAGGCCAAGATGATGCCCCGGAAGCCCGATGGGAGTGCAGGTGCCTACCTGCCGCTTGACCGGGTCAAACTGTGGACGGAAAACTGAGTACACAACCACTGGGGTTGTGAGTTCGCCCAACCATGAGAGGAGTCGGTATGAAGATGATCGCGATGATGGCTGTCCTGGCCATCCTGTTGCTCGGTGTGACGACGGCCCAGGCGTGTGACCCCGCCTCCCAGCAGTTCATCCAGTACCAGATCGTGCAGCAGAGCACCATGCCTGGCTACGCGACCGGCGGGTGTGGCAGTGGCGTGACGCCGGGTGCGTTCTTCGCGCCGTCCGGCGGGTACGGGTACGGCGCCCTCCCGGTCCGGCAGCAGTTCTTCTTCCGTGCGCCTGTCTACACGCCGTCCCGAGGGCAGTTCTTCTTCGCGCCGACCACCGGCTACGGCGCCGGTGCGGGGACGTTCATCCAGCAGCGGGGTCTCATCAACCGCATCCGCTGACCTGCAGTACAACCGGAGACCGTCCGGGCTGGGGGTTGTTGTTCCGGCAGCCACGGCGTCCACGTCCGCCGTAACCCAGCCCGGACATTCTACAGATCAGAGGAATGTACAATGACCCTGCAGGGCGTGTACGACAAGCTCAAGGAAGCCAAGGAATATCTGAAGGAAATCACCGCTGACGCCCTTGACAAGACGGCAGAGGTACTGGACAAAGTAACCAGTGCCGTCAAGGACGCAGCCAAGTTCGTCCACAACGTCGATCAGAATGACGGTCAAGAGGCCGAAGGGGAAGAACAGGCCCCGAAGGAAGTTCGGAATCAGCTTGAAGCGCTGATGGACGAGTGCAACGAAGAGGCGCACCCGCCGCACCGCGCGAAGGGGGCTGCGAAGGCTGGTGTTCTGGGCGGCGGTCTGAAGACCGTGCTCGCCGAACTCCTCAGCCGGGTGATCCAGAACCTCCTCGACAACCTGGGCAAGTAACCGTCTCGAAGTGCGGACACACGAGAGCTGAAAATGGGCGTTCTGGTACTCAACACGGCTCCGGTGTCCGCACTTCAGCGGATCACCTGCAACATCGGCGGTGGTGTTCGCTTTGACACTCTTGATGGTGAAGAGTGCCTGGTGGTGGACACTGCCATGCTGGCGGAGGGTGTTTGGGAAGGCTCAAACGGCCCCCTATACTACCCAAAGGATGAGCTAGTCCAGAACGTCGATGCCTGGAACCACATGCCGATCGTAGTGTACCACCCGACGAACAACGGGGCTGGTATTTCGGCACGTGATCCTGACGTTCTGAAGACGCGCGGCGTCGGTATCATTCTCAACACCCGGTACGACGACAAGCTCCGTACCCAGGCATGGATGAAGACACGTCGGCTCAAGGAAGTCGATAAGCGTGTTTACGACGCGCTGACGGCGAACAAAACGATCGAAGTCTCAACAGGACTCTACACAGAGAACGTCGGACCGGAAGGTGAGTTTGGTGGTAAGAAGTATGTGGCGAAGGCTACCAAGCACCGCCCAGACCATCTCGCCATCCTTCCTGATAAGGTTGGGGCATACTCGGTCGCTGCTGGCGGCGGAATGCTCCAACTGAACGAATCACATGAGCCGGAACGGACCACCCGTATCCTGCGCCGGGGGTTGGAAGAGCATCTGAAGGCAATCGGTGTGACTGTCGTTGCAAATGAGATGTCATTCTCCGACGTGTCCCGTGCCTTGTGCGATGCCCTGGCTACCGCCTACGGACGTCCCGGTCAGTATTGGGACGGGTATGTGGTTGAAGTGTACGCCGATCGGGTGATCTTCCGAGGGGAAGATAATAAGCTCTGGCAGGTGGACTATACGTCGAGCGACGCCGGCGTGAAACTGACAGGAGACGCCCCGATCCAGGTTGTTCGAGTGTCCGAGTACCGCGCTGTTACCACACAGAACAGTGCAAGCACCCAGAAGGAGGGCCATATGGCCTTTGACAAGAATGCCCACATCGCCTCACTGGTGGGCAACGGTTTCGAGGAAAAGGATCGGGAGTGGTTGAGCAAGCTGCCGGACGATCAGCTTGCTAAGATCACGCCGAAGCAGACCGTTCCTCCGACGCCGGCAACGCCGAACCCGGTCCAGGTCGCGAACGCTGTGCCGGCGCCCGTCCTGACCCCTGCTTCGACGGTGCAGCCGGTCGCCCCGGTCCAACCGACCTACCAAGACTGGCTCCGGTCCGCCCCGCCGGAAGTTCAGCGGGTGGTCAACAACGCGCTTGCGGTTGAGACCCAGCGCAAGACGGAACTGATCGCGATCATCACCGCAAACACGAACAACCCGTTCAGCAAGGAATTCCTCCAGATGAAGGACGTTCCGGAGCTGGAAGGTCTGGCACGACTCGCCCAGGTCCAGCAGCCGGCGCCGACCGTCCCGACCGTCAACGGCGTTCCGATGTTCGGTCCGAACTACGCGGGTGCGGCTGGTGGACTGCCGACCATGAACAACAGCGTACAGATCAAGGAGGAACCGCTGTCGGCGCCTGAGCTGTTCGCACCAGCGACTAAGTAACCCAGACCCAAGCAACACCAACACAAGATCGCCCAAACCAACACACGCAGGGGACTCACGAATGGGATACCACACGATCATTTTGAAGGGAGATCTGAACGAGCGCTACGAGGAAGGGCGCGCAGGCGGTACGATCACCCCGGGTCATATCATCAAGCTGAACTCCAGTGATCAGCTTGTCGTCCACGGGACGGCGGGTGGGTTCGGTGAGACGGCGGTCGCCATCGAAGATGCGCTTCGTGGCAAGACAATCGATGACAACTACACGTCTGGGGACTTGGTGCGCTACCAAGTCCTGCAGCCGGGGGATGTGTTCTACGCCCTGCTGCCGGCGGCTGCTACGGCGGTTGTCGTCGGGGACCAGCTCATCAGCAATGGTGATGGTTGCCTTAAGAAGACGACGGGTTCGCCTACCAAGGTGTTCGGTATCGCCCTGGAGGCGGTGGACAACTCGGGGGGCAGCGGCACCGCCCGAATCAAGTGCCGGGTAATGTAACCAACACCAGACCGTCCCATAAGATCGCCCAAACCAACACACAAAAAGGAAAGGATACTGATGGAATTCATCATGAACAATCAGGCGTTTGGCGGAACTGTCGCCAACCGCTTGCTGATGACCAACATGGATCCCGGGGTGCTGCGCCCCTGGGTTGGCGCGGACGGACGGTCGTACATCGCCCTCAACATGGGCGTTGACCAGCAGACCGGCAAGCCGAAGCGCCAGGTCTACACGACCAACGCTGCTGCGACGCTTCGCAAGGACGAATGGATTCGTCTGGATGAGACGGTACTCCGGGTCGCGCGTCCGCAGCTCCGCGTGTGGGGGGATCTAGTTCAGGCTGGTCTCACGTACAACGTGCCAAACGGCATGGGTACGACGGTCCTCCAACACCAGACGATGACCGACGCCGGCGAAGCGACGATGAGCATGGACGGGCTGCGTCGCAGCAACCGGGACCGTCCGCACTTCGACCTGGCGGGCCTGCCGCTACCCATCGTGCATTCGGACTTCAATTTCTCGCTTCGCGAGATCATGGTGAGTCGGAACACGGGTACTCCGCTCGACATGACGATGGCGGAGCAGGCAAGCCGGAAGGTCACAGAAACGATCGAGAAGCTGACTCTCGGTACGCTGTCCTCGTACAGCTACGGGGGTTACACGATTTACGGCCTGACCAACCACCCGAACCGGATCACCAAGAGTCTGACCCTGCCAACGGATGTGAGCTGGACGCCACAGACGCTGGTCGGTGAGATTCTGGACATGATCCAGTCTTCTCAAGATATCTACTTCAACGGCCCGTGGGGTCTGTACTTCAGCCCGGCGTGGTCGAAGTACCTGGACAACGATTACTCGCAGACGTACGCGGGCAACAGTCTCCGGACCCGTCTCGCCCAGACGGACGGACTGTCGTGGATCCGCAAGACTGATTACCTGACCGGGTATCAGGTACTGCTGGTCAGCCTGCGTTCCGACGTCGTTCGAGCGGTAACCGGCATGGGTCTCACCACCCTCCAGTGGGAGGAAGAGGGCGGGTTGGAGATTCACTTCAAGGTGATGGCGATCATGGTGCCTCAGATTCGTGCGAACAGCGACGGTGTCACGGGTCTGGTGCACGGCGTCGCGGCATAACCAACAACCCCCCGACGCCCAGGGGGCTACCATTCGCCCTACCACACACATTTGAGGTGATAACATGCCGAAGTTTAAGGTGTTGGACAGCATCCACTACGACGACGAGGGTAAGCAGTACAAGAAGGGTGCGATCGTCGAGGATGACCGAGACCTGGATGTGCTGTTCGCGAACAAGTTCGAACGCATCGAAGCCCAGACGTTGAAGCCCAGGGACCGGGACGACAGCCCCGATACCTCCGGTCGGGTGATGGACCCGCCTCTGCACAAGCGTATGAAGGTGGAGGCAGCCAAGGCGACCGGCGACGAGAAGAAGGTCACCAAAGCGTCCGAGGAGCCGGACTTCGGTGATGATGACACGGCGGACCCGGCACTCCCCATCACCGGTGCGGAACGGCCCAGGGACAAGGCTGCCGCAGCAGAGGCGCGGGGTGAGACCGACGAGGAGGAAGACGAGACCGAGTCTGAGACCCCGGCAGGCGAGGAAGAGGAAGAGAGCGAAGAGGGTCTAGGTGTCGATGTCTCAAGCCAGTTCGCGGATGCCAAGAAGGCGGATCTCCTGGTGTTCCGCAACGGCGCGAAATACTTCGTGGCCGACAAGGACGAGCCGTCGAAGAGTCTCAAGAAGGAACCGATGAAGAAGTCTGAGGTAGCGAAGTACCTCAAGTCTCAAGTGAAGTGAGACCATGCCGCGGACAACCGCCGATGCTGTGAAGGCTATCATCGAAGTAGATGACGGGGTGGACCTGACCCCGTTCATCGAGGGGGCGAACCGTCTGGTCACGGACATTTGTGCTCCCCATTACGACGATGATGTCCTTCTTGAGATGATCGAGCGGTGGCTGTCCGCGCATGTCTACACAATCTTCTCTCCCTTGCCCCTTAGTGAGCAAGCGGGACAGGTTCAGCAAACGGTGGAGTCCAGGGTCGGCCTAGGACTCCAAGGTTCGGAATACGGTCAGTTCGCGATGCGGTTGGACACCGGCGGCTACCTAGCGGCGCTTGACAACGCACTCAACACTGTCAAGAAACAACTCCCGGGCTCAGGTAAGAAGTTCGGAGTAACCTGGCTCGGTACTGAGTGTGACTGATGAGGATCATCAAAAAAGTCCTGAGACAAACTGCGGTGTATTGGGCACCACCCACTCAGGATGAAAATGGGGAGATGACTTACGGGTCGCCAGTTGAGATCAAGTGTCGGTGGGAAGACATAGTGACCAACTTCATCGACACCAAAGGCGACGAACAAACAAGCTCCGCTGTGGTAATGGTGGATCGAGACATCAACACAAAAGGCGTGTTATGGCTTGGTCTACTCACGGATGCACAACCACAGCCTTTTGATAATCCCGGAGCTTATGAGATCAAGAAGTTCGACAAGCTCCCGGATTTCAAGGCAAAGGACTTCGTGAGAACCGCCTACCTGTGAGGATGACATGGTCAACGTTGGCGCGAAAGTGGAAGGCCTTGAGGTGTTCCTGCGCGCCATCGGGAAGGCCAAGAGTAAGGACGCTATCGCAGTCGCGGAAGGACTTGAGAAGGCTGCTAACGTCATCCTCAAAAAGTCTCAGATATACGTCCCTGTGGAGTCAGGTGACCTGAAGAAAAGCGGGCACGTGGAGGTCGAAGGGAAGGGGATGGGTGCGAAAGCAACGGTCGTGTACGACGCTGATTATGCAGTGTTTGTACATGAGGACCTTGAGGCCAAGCACACTCCTCCAACCTGTGCCAAGTATGTCGAGCGTGCCGTCAGGGAGACGCGGGGAACGACAGCCAGCATCTGCAAGCGTGAGTTAGAGATCGGACGATGACAGACTCACCAGCAGAAATCCTTCGGGAGTGGCTAACTGCTAACAACCTTGGTTCTGAGGTCGGCTCGAACCAGTTGTGGCCAGTATACTCATTCAAGAAGCCTAGCGCACCTGATCAGGTGATTGTGGTCTACAACACCACAGCAAACCCTGACGGTCGCTACATGGACGGGACGGTGGTTGAGCATCCGGGAGTACAGATATACCTCCGGGCAACTAACGACCGCCCTGCCTGGGTGAAGGGCATCGACATCCAGCAAGCGCTTGCTGGAATCAAAGGCGACATGGTGACCATTGGCCCTGTGACGTATTTGATCAGGTCCTTCACCCGGACGTCATCACTCACCTTCATTGGTGAGGAAGAGCAGAACAAGCGTCGCCAGTACACCATCAACGGTACTCTCACAATTGAGGTAGCGTAGCATGTCGAACCTGAAGATCGAGACCGGTGCGACGCTGCTTGGCAAGACGTACAAGAGCAACGTTACGGTCTCAGCCGATGGCGTCACTCAGAAAGATCCGGAGGTCCCTGCCGCCAAGGTGGGACAGCTCACCACACGTACCGACAATGATACGGGCGTGGTGACGATGACGGGCGGACACGGGTTCATCACTGGCGACAAGATCGACCTATATTGGAGTGGTGGTTCCCGTGTGCGGATGGCTGCCACTGTCGCTGTCAACGCTGTTACGCTTGATGGCGGCTCTGGTGATGTCCTGCCGGCGAACCTGACAGCAGTCACCGCCATGAAAGCCCGGGTTGAGGATTTCGTGGTCACTGGTGATAACGTTGTTGGAATCACCGCCAACTTCCCGACCCAGGGCTCGATCGTTTTCGCGAACTCTGACGACTCTTTCACCTACCCGGTTCGCACGGATGACGCGGGTGCCTGGATCTGGTACACCGGCAGCGGTGTGACAAACCCGCTTGCGGGTGAAAGCATCACGAAGGTGTATTTCAGTCACGCGGATGCTACCAGTTCGCAGACGATCACTGTCGCCGCCCTGTTCGATTAACCTTCGGAGGGTCCAATGGGCTACTTGACCGACGGACACCCAACACTCATCACGTTCTCAAACGCTCCGACAATCAAGCTCAAGGAGAAGACTGTCAAGCCGCCCGGTGTCGATATGGGCGGTCCCAACGACACCACGACTTTTCGCAATAGCGTGTGGCGGACCCAGCAGCCGAAGAAGCTCAAGAAGGGTACGGCCATCACGTTCACTGCGGCTTATGACCCAGCTGTGTACGATACCATTATCGCACAAGCAGGGGTCAACCAACTTGTGACCGTCACTTTCTCCAACGGCGACACGCTCGACGTCTGGGGATGGATTGACAAGTTCGAGCCCGGCGACAGCACCGAAGGGGCGCAGCCGACCGCCAGCGTGACAGTCGAAATCTCGAACCAAGACAACAGCGGCAACGAAATAGCCCCAGACTACAACGCCGCGTAAAGGATGTCGGTTTCCAGGGTCAAGCAAAACGAGGAGAAGCCCCATGTCCGACGACAAGCCCCCTACCGAACCCGGCGCCGACCCGGACATCATTCGGGTCCGTCTGGTTCGCGCCATCAAGACGGTACAGATCGAAGATGAGAATGGCCAGGTCCAAGACTACACCGTGCGTGAGATGACGGGAGCCGAGAAGGGTCGTTGGCAAACCGTCATGTCCAAGCGCATGAGGTTCGACAGCAAGGGACAACCCGCCGGCATTGCGGACTGGACCGGACTCGAAGGCTCTCTCATCACCAAATGCCTTTACGACTCCAACGGCAAGCAGGTCCCGGAGACGGTGATCGCCAACTGGCCTACCACCGTCCAGAAGACTCTGTTCGCCCTGTGTCAGAAGATCAACGGTCTGACCGACGAGGATGAGGAGAAGGCAAAAAACGGCTAAAGGAGGGTGACGAGTACGCCTGGCACGCAATAGCTGACAGACTCAAGATGAGTGTCAGCGAAGCTAAAGAAAGCGTGCCTGTAACCGAAGCCCTCCGATGGTCTGAGTACATTTGGGAGAGGGAGTGGGGCAGTCCGAGTAAGACGGATCTCTATCTTGCTCGGATATGCTATCAACTATACCTCCTTTTCTTCCTGCTGGGCGGCAAGCCTGACAAGACAATCAAGGACTTCATATACGAGTTCCCGCGTCCTGATAAGAAGGACGAGCAGGCTACACCGGAACTCACGTATGAGGAAGAGGTCGCACAGGCTGAAAAGCTCTCAGCAGAATCCAGGGCTGCCTGGATGGCGGCTGCTGGCGTGATGGGTAAGAAGATCGCAAAGGAGATCAAGAAAACAGACACCAAACCCAAGCAGCCGAAGGTGACTCCGGTAGTTAAACTCCCTGACACACCGAAACGCAAGCACAAGCCCAGGGGTGGGCGGTAATGGACGTCGAACGTGTGATCGTAAAGATGATGGCGGACTCTACGCAGTACACCCGTACTATGGATGGTACGGTGGTGACTGCGCAGCGTACCGCCGCAAACATTACGATGGCGTTTCGTGGCATGAGCAGTAGCGGGGCGTCCTCCCTGGGTATGCTAGGGCAAGCTGCAAGCTCTGTTGGGAGCGTGTTTTCGAGTATCCTTGGCAAAGCCATCGATTTCGCCAAGTACGGCCTAATCGGTCTGATCGGTGTCGCAGCGGTTGCTGGCTACCACGCGATCCAGTTGGCAGCTGATTACGAGCAAGCCTCAATCGCATTTGAGGTGATGACAGGAAGTGCCGAAAAAGGCAAGAAGGTACTCGATGACATCACACAAATGGCGGTCACAACGCCATTTACATCCGGTCAGTTGATCGAGACAGCCCAGCAACTCAAATCGTTCGGTATTCAGACGGACCAACTCATACCAACGATGCGAGCCCTGGGCGACGTCGCCGCTGGTGGCTCCGGTGGGAGTCTGGACGTTCGGATGCAGCGTCTCAGCCTCGCCTTCGGGCAGGTGATGACTGCCGGCCGTCTAATGGGCACGGAGCTACGCCAGTTCAACGAAGCCGGCGTGCCTTTGATCCATTACCTGTCCGAGGAGCTGGGTGTCCCCGAACAGAGAGTCAAAGGGCTGGTTGAAGCTGGTCGTGTCAGCTCAAACGCTGTCATCGGTGCGTTTAACCGCATGACTAGCGCTGGCGGGTTGTTCGCGGGCATGATGGACCGCCAGTCTGAGACTGTGGCAGGTAAGTGGTCTACTCTCAAGGACAACATCCAGATCCTACTCCGGAACGTTGGCCTAGCAATGGTCAGCGGGTTTGGGATCAAGGGTCTGCTTGATGATTTCGCCAACGCGGTCCAGGACGCTTCCGGCGGTGTTGGTAAACTTGAGGGCATTTTCGGGAATCTTCGCAAGGTTTTCGATGCGTTCCGCGCTGCTGTGATGGGTGTCGGCAAAGTCCTGTTCAAGCAGTTCACAAGCGAGGGCGGTCTTGATTGGGACCGGATCGAACAGATTGCAACCGACGTCCTGAAGGGTATCATCTCATGGGTTGGTAAACTCATTGATGCTCTTGCCAAAGCCGGGGTGTTCATCTCTGAGAACATCTTGATGCCCATCATAAAGACGATGGAGCAGATTGGGGTGTTTGAGAACCGGAACGCGCAAGGCGAAGCTACAACGATCTATCAAGCACTCCGGGACAGGGGCGAAAACAGGTTCGTGTCAGGTGTCGCCGGTTTTGGTCTCGGAATTTATGACGAGGCTGCTGGTGGTAAATACACCGAGGGACTTCGCCAGCGGGGGGTGTTGGGACAGGGCGAAAGTGCGGCGGTTACTCAATTCAAGGAGATGGCCGAACGACTCAAGAAGGTAGATGCTGCTGGCACGGCTGAGCAGATGATCAAAGAAATGGAGGCCTATCAGGAGCAACTTCGTAAGGCTCGTGAGGCCACTGCTCCAATTGTTCCACTTGCCAAAGAGGAACAGGAACGCATTCGCAAGGAGCAGATGGCATGGGCGAAAGCCTACGCCTACCAGGAGCAGAAGTTCGGACAGATGAAGGCTGATGCTGGTGGTGCAGCGCTGGGCGGTCTGGGAATGGCCGGTGGTGGACAGGGCGCGCTATACGCAGAGCGGTACTATCGTGAGTCCCTTGAGAAGATGAAAGGGATGGACGAGTATTTCGCAGCCCAAAAGCGTGCCAAAGAAGGCGCTGAGAAGATGGCGAAGAAGTGGGAAATCAGCGCTGATGCGATGGACTTTGCGAACAAACTCCAGAAGGAGATGGTTGATGGAACTTCCGCCCTTGAGAAGTTCAATTACACAACCAAGCTCCTGAACGAAGCCAGGGATAAGAGTCTGGGTTTCGGTGCGCTGGGCGGTGGCTGGTCGCCTGGACATGGCGGAATCCTCAGCGAACAAGAGTTTCAGTATGGGCAGTACAAGTCTTTCATGGAGTTGCGTCGGTCCCTTGGTGATCGGATGGAGGTCAAACTCCCACCAGCAGCCCTGCGCGGGTCCACCGAAGCGCAGGAAATCATCAACCGAACCTCCATGCAAACTGGCAACTGGCAGGATGAGGTTCTGCGGGTGATGACAGCGGCCAAGGACGCGCAGCTCGAAGAACGCCAGACCATGAAAGAGGTTCTGGAACAGCTCAAGAAGCTGAACGAGGATGATTCGTTTGAACTCGGTGATATCGAATAAGGCTTGCTCATGGCATCGTTGAACGACTATTACGGGCTAGTAGACGAACTGCCAGAAGGGCGGGCGGGTACTCCGTTCAACCACGGAGGAGCCAGAGAGTACACTCGTAAGTTCCTCGTACACATCAAGAATAAGGAGATGGGTCCGGTCGCAGTCTGCTGGCACCCAGGTCTGCCCAAACGGTATGATTTCTACAAGAGCAAGAGTGGAGTCGAGTATGACTTGACCTCACTCTGTATCAAGAAATCAGCCGTACCGAAGAACACCCAACAGGGAGATGATTGGGTCCAGTGGATTGTTACTTGCGAGTACAGCTCTGAGCTTGGCAAGATGGCAGCCCCGGACGATCCCGGTGACCCGGGTGACCCTGGCAAGCCGGAGTCTGGGGACTCCCCGAAGTCTGCCGGGGCTTCGACCAACCCGGAGCTAGAGCCTCCCGAACTTGAGTGGGATTGGGAGATCAAGAATGAGGCTATTCCTGTTGACCTGGACGGACAGCCGTTCATCAACAGTGCAAACCAGCCTCTGAGTCCTCCCCCGACAGTCGAGGTTGCGTTTCCCGTGTTAGTCGTAACACGGAACGAACTCCAATACGACGTTGATGTAGCAGCGGAGTATGCATACGCTGTTAATCAGGATGTTTTCATGGGCCGGGATGCCGGCACGGTCCAGTGCATGCCCGCCAGGGCAAAGGCGGTATATCGGGGCTTCCTCCAGTATTACCGCGTAACGTACAGATTGAGAATTCGGACGGACGGCAAAACGTGGCAGCCGGAGTACCTGGACGCCGGGACCTGTCGTCTTCAGAATACCCCGGGAGCCCCCAACCAAGGTCAGCCTGTCCCAATCATTAGGTTCGGCGCCCCCATTACCCAACCCGTCCTGCTAAAGCAAGGCCAGCCCCAAACTCCCCCTTTCAAGCCTTATTACATCCGTCGGCGGGTCTACGAGTCCAAGCCGTTCAAACGGGTGTTCACTGAAGGCAAGGGGATGACAAAGCCTCCAACCCCACCCAAGAAGGGCAGGTAAAACCATGCGTGTTGACAAAGATCTAACCGTCCCTGGCACACTTACTGTGGGTAACATCACCTTACCTGCAAACGTTGTAGGTGATACTGAGTTCAATGGTTCTGATCCTCTTAGCTGCGCCAAGCAGAGTCACCAGTTCCTCAAGGACTATAAGCAGAACAAGACAACGACCGTCGCAGCCGATCGTCAGTTCCTCCACATGGCTTTCGGCGACGGCGACATGGTTGGATTTCGTGCGTGTTTGATCGACACGGTGAACCTGTCTGGTGCTACGATCACCGTCAAGATCTACAAGAATGGTGTTGACATCACCGGCACTGCGTCGATTATCACTGACGCACACGCACTTTATGAGGTGGTGGAAGGTACTCTGTCGAGTCTTCCATATTCAGCAGATGACGTGTTTGAGGTTGTTGTCACTGTCGCCGCTGGGGGCGGGACGCTGGGCAAGGGCCTGTGCGTAACAGCCATCTTCCGTGAGGATGCCGAGTAATGGCGCGACGGGGAGTAGCTTTCACAAACCGAGATGAGTTTGACCGCATGTCTGCTGCTGTCCGACGGACAGAGCAGATGTGGCGGTCAGATGAGTTTTCACCTGCTCCTGACGGCCAGTACGGCGCCGTTCCTGTCGATGTCCAGATCACTTCCGCGACCGCGACCGCGGGTCTGTACCCTGGCAAGTTCGTCGCGTACAACCAAGACACCGGTTCATGGTACGATCTTGATGACGGAACGTGTCGTGTGAAGGACGTTGGTGGGGGAGCCCTGATCAACGGAGCCAGGTACAAAGGCACGATCACCGGTGTCACAAACGAAGGGTCGGAGACCAGCGGAACAAACAACGGCTATCCGATCGTGACGGTTGTACTTCCAGGGGGCCGCTCACCATCGTATTTCGTTGATTATTCTGGTGATACAACTGTCCCACTTACAGGCAACGTCTATGCCTTAAACGGCTCATTCGTATGGACGATTGGGACACTAATCACCGATCTCGTATATCCGATTCAGGTACGAGACTACCAGATAGCATTTAGTAATCTGGTAGACTTTCCTGTTTTCCCCGGGGCGACTGGTCTGATCTATCCAGACAGTGGTCAGCCTACCAAATACGCCTTGCTGCCATTCCAGTACGCTGATTACTACGTCCCGAACTCAACGTACTACGGAGGCATGCTAAAACCCACAGGTGCTCAGCGAGTCGGAGCTTCTGTCACATGGGATGGAGCAGCCTACTTCAACAGTGACGCCACAGTCAACGGCACTTTCTACTGCAATGGGAAAGCGCTGTTTGCGGGCGGTGCCGACGCGGTAAAAACCAACGGCGGAGCGAGTATTAGTGGGGGGCCGTTTCCTTCAGACCTGGACGTCAACGCCAAGGGACCTGCAGTCTTTGGTGATTCTCTTTCCATTATCCTCGGGGGTGAATATGGCACAGTTGGACATTTCGACTATGTAATGATCTCTTGGGTAGACATGACTGCTTATGGGTTCGGCTCATCTTGTCCCCAGCTCACCATGAATGCTGTCGGGTTTGGTGGCGGGATTACAGCCGTTCCAGGAGGGTTCCTTGGAGGCGGGGCGACGTTTGGCGAATTCATCTCGGCATACTGCTTGCATGTATGGGATGCAGGTACTGTATATGACGGGGTGAGTTACAACGTGACTGGTTCACTGACGGGTCAGCCGTCTTTCAAAGGCGGTATTCTCATCAATGCCGGCTCTGGGTTCGGAGGAACAGTTACTAGTGTTGATGTATCGGGTGGTACGACCGGCCTAACTTTCTCTGGTGGTCCTGTATCCACATCTGGTACTTTGACGATGTCCGGCACACTTGGTCAAAGTAACGGCGGGACCGGGCAGACGTCATTCCTTGCAGCACTAGGCGCAGCCGGCGGCAGTGCTACCTCTGGTAGTCTGACTCCCTAACCCATTTTGTTAGAGTTACCAACATGGCCGCACGGAAGTTCCTCAATTCGCTCAGTTGGGCTGCTGGTGGTCTGGTGATTTCAGCAGCCAATGATTACATTCTTGCGACAGACCTCCCAGATCTGTCGGGAACGTATCAGCCGTTAGATGATGATCTGACCTCCCTTGCGGCAGCGTCGTCAACCGGTGCGATCTACTATCGGTCTGCTGCCTCTACCTGGAGTCCGGTCACCATCGGCTCTGGTCTAACGTTCACAAGTGGTACACTTTCGGCATCCGGATCTTCGTACACAGACGAAATGGCGCAGGACGCTGTTGGTGGGATTTTCGCAAGCACTACTACCATCACAGCAACTTACGACGATGTCGGCAACTCAATGTATTGGGCTGTGGTTACCCAGATGTCCATCACTTCTGATGGTTCTGGCCTCAAACTGTCTGGTGATAGTGCCTCACCTGGCAACTCAAAATACTACGGTACTGATAGTGGTGGCACGAAAGGGTGGTTCTCACTTCCCACAGTGCCACCAGCTTACACAGACGAGATGGCACAAGATGCTGTTGGAGCAATGATTGATACTACTTTAGTTTATGTAGATGGTACACCTTTATTGACTCGTGCTGAATTGACTGGTGATGTAAGTTGTCCACAAGGTAGTAATGTTACTACAATTGCACCAGGATTAGATGCAGCTAAAATAGGAACAGGAACTGTAAGTAATACAGAATTTGGTTACTTAGATGGTGTTACATCAGCAATTCAAACTCAGTTTACTGGTAAGCAAGATACTTTAGTATCGGGATCTAATATCAAAACTGTTAATAGCAATTCTCTAGTTGGAAGTGGTAATATAGCTGTAGGAGATGCGTTGGTAGCTAATCCTTTATCTCAATTTGCTGCTACAACATCTGCACAATTAGCAGGTATTATAACTAATGAAACAGGAACTGGAAGTTTAGTATTTGCAACAAGTCCCACATTAGTAACTCCTGCATTAGGAACTCCTACTTCAGGAATATTAACTAATTGTACAGGATTACCTTTAACTACTGGAATAACTGGAAACTTACCCGTTACTAATCTTAACTCAGGTACAAGTGCAGCTATCTCTACATTTTGGAGAGGAGATGGTACTTGGGCTACTCCTACTGGAGTTACATCAACTGTAATTTCTTCACAAACTCCTACTACTGTATCGGGAGGTACTTTCACACTAATTAATAGTATGACTGTTACTCCTGGAGCTGGAACTTATCTAGTATTCTTTAATGCTGATATGGAACATGCTACAGCTAATGCTAACTTTAGTTATGCAATATATGCAAATGGTGTTCAAGTAGTTGATAGTGTTAGATCTTGTGAGCAGCCTATAGCGACTACACTAGGCGCGGCTGCAATTCAAAATTATGCTACTCATACTGTAGTAACTATTTCTGGAGGACAAGCTATTGAAGTTAGAGGTAGTGAAACTGGTACAGGTACTCTTGGTGTTAATAATAGAACTTTGACCATTTTAAAAATAGCCTAAGCAATAATAAATCTTTATCAAATATTATAAAATATAATTAATATAAATAAATGGAAACTACTGTAAGTGTAGCTTTAGTTATTGCTTTAATAGGTTCATTAATTGGTATAATTAATTGGATTCGTCAAGGTAAGATTGACGCTACAGGATTAGAACGAAGATTAAGTTCTTCTGAAATTAAAATTGATACTCTACAGACTATAATAAACAATTATAATCTTGCAAATGTAATTAAGATGGAACAACAGTTAGATAACTTAAAAACTAGAGTTGAGAAGCTTGATACAGATGTAGAGAAAAAGATTGACCAGTTAACAGATAAGATTGATAGCTTAATGATTAAGATTAACGACTTATCTATACAGATAGCTAATAAAAAATAACTTAAAGATTTAAAGTATATTTAAGAAAAACACTAAGGACACAAGGATTATCCAAGTGTCCTTTTTTATATCTAGATATTTCAAACTCAATTTTATATATGAGTAAATACGATTTAGTTAGAAGTCATATAGATTTTGTTCGTCAAAGTATGAAGGAAATTAGTGATGATTCAGAGTTTACAGATGAACAAATCTACATGGCATTGCTTGAAGCTAGAGGATTAATTCTTGAGAGAAGACTTGAGAAGCACAAAGAGCTTCCTGAAGATTTGTATCAGACTATTTGTATGCCGCTTTGTTTAGATGATTATAATGATTGTCCTGAATGTATGGATATTCCTGAAGACTGTAAAGTTCTTAAAACTGAAGATGAAGTCCCAGCAGGATTGTTTGATGGTAATATGGAGATTGTAAGAGTAGCAACATTGAATGGTAGAGAAATAGCTCCATCAAATGAAGCTCTTCATAGAAATAGAATCTATAGAAAAACAGGTCATAATAATTATTATTATCTTAGGATGAGTAATCGCTTAACTATCTTTAATGTTCCTGGAAATAGGCTTCGTATGATTCGTTTAAAAGGTGTATTCTTAGACCCAGTTGAAGCACAACTATTAAATAGATGTACAGAGTCTTGTACGGATTTATTGGAAGCTAAATTTGGAACAAGAGTAGCTGATAGAATAGCTATTCGTGAAGAGGCTTTAAAAGCCCTTTTAAGAACGAAACAGATGCCAGATGATAGAAGCAATAACGCAGACTCAATCATTCCAAATACAGCCCTTTAAATGCATTATAGAGGGTATTTAAGCAACTAAATAAAATAGTAAAATGGAAGCAAGAAGAATTAGCATAGTTGAAACTTATAAAACTTATATAAAAAAGTATCCGAAAGGTACAGTTCATTATCTTACTAAGGGAGAATATATTAAAGTAATGAAAGCTATTGGAGAAGAATTAGCTTATTTCTTAATAACTACAGGTAAGAGAGTTAATATGCCACATAAACTAGGATGGTTTCAAGCTGTAAAGTATTATAAGAGAGAAGTAGACTTTCCTGGAAAATGGGAGAAGAAACATAAGTTTAATCGAAGACGTGTAGTAACTCAAGGATTTAGAACAACTATTCATTGGAGTATTTATCATAATCTTCTGTTTAAGAATAAATCTAGATATGTCTTTAATGTGTCTAGACCTAATCTTAGAGTTACCAAGAATAATAAAACAAAGCCAAGAGTCTGTTTATATCAATTCTTTAGGGAAATGGGCTATAGACTTTATGAGATTAAAAGATTTTAAATAATTTAAAACTTTAAATATGAGTAATTATTTAAAGAATATCAGAACAGCTCCATTAAAAGCTGTAGCTGCCAGAGTTCTAGAATTCTTACCAAAGGATTCTATTAGTGTAGATAAACTAGAAGAATGGGCTTATCAATCATATGAGTCAATTGCTCCTAGAGAAAGCTATGAAGTTAGATTTAAGTATATTCCTATAACTAATCATCAAGGAGGATTACCACCTGATATGTTTGTATTAGAGATGGTTCTGTTTAGAAACTTTACAATGCTGCATGAAGCTAGAACAGCTCCATATAGCAATCAGAAGACAGAGTTTTCTACAACTACAGATGTTTATACTGGAACTACTGAAGATAAAACTACAAAGGCAACTGTCACAACAGATATTGCTAGACGAAATGTTCATCTTAACACAGGAATGGATATTGAAGTATTTAAGCAAGATGCTGATGGACATCTTACTAAAGAGCAACTATATTATTATCAACGAGGAGGGCATTCTGGATGGAAACCTTTAAGATTAGCTACTAATGTATTTCATGCTAGTGTTATTATGGGGACTCCTCACGATGTGTATGCTAATTGTGAAGAAGCATTTAGTGTACAACATGGATGCATAATTACTACATTCTCTGAAGGAGAAGTAATGATAGCTTATACAGGTTTACCTACGAATGAGGAAGGAGAGTTTGTGTACTCCGATTATGAATATGTAAGTGCTGCAATTGAAGCAGCTTTATTGAAGAACTATTGGAAATGGAAATTAAATACTGGTAATGAAGCAGGTGCATTACAAAAATATCAAATGTTTGCACAAGAGTATGAATTCTTATCAGCTAAAGCAACTGCTAGTTTAATGATGCCAAGTTTAATCCAATATCAAAATATAAGAAATATGAATAAGTTTGTTAAAGAAGATTCTCCATTTGCAACTGTAATGGGAGCATTAAATAATAGAGAGAAAATAAACTTTAACAATATGCATGGAATGAGAAATCCCTTATTCTATGGACTTTCAGTTAATAATCATTAAAACTAAATAAAATGCAAAAAGATACTGTACAATTATTAAAAGGAATGTACAAGCAAGCAAGTGCTAAACAACAACCTGAAGGTACTTGGGCATTTGCATTGAATGCTTTATTTGGTTCTTGGTTAGGAGATTCTTCATCTATAACTAATGAAATAGGTAACCAAACTTGTGTAATTATAGAAGATGATGAAGCGTTTCGTTATACACTAATTGGTGCAAGCTTATTACCTGATAATAAATTTGTCTTATTCTTTACTACAGATACTGTTCATGTAATAGGAATACATAATCCAATGGATTGTAGTTTCGAGATATTAATCAAAACTGATTGTCCAGAGCTAGGATTTAAAAGGCACAGACAGCTTACGACTCGTAATAGAATTATTGCAGGTTGTAAAAGAGTAGTATATTTCTCAGATAAGATTACTAAATATAAATCTATCTACATAGATGATTTAGAGCAATATCTTAATATTAATCCTGATGGTACACCTATATTCCCATTAAGTACAGCGAATGATACTTTGAATTATCCTACAGCATGGAATTGTGTTAAACTAAATCATTTTACATCGTTTGTTCCAGGGTTAATATCACTAGATTCTATTGTAAATGGTGGAGGCGAAATCAAAGCAGGTGCGCATGAGTTTACAATGAGGTATCTTGATGGTAGTTTAAATCCTACTAATTGGTCACCTTTAACTCAACCCATATTTATTTATTCTGAGCATGTTATATTAAACATAGCAGATGGTGAAGCTGCTGGTACAGTTACAGATAAAAGTATAAAATTTATCTTAAGTAATCTAGATCCTTCTTTTAACTTTGTTCAATTAGCAGTAGCTTCTTCTGTATTAGGTACAGGAAATGTAGATGAAGTATTTATCTTAGATAAGATTCCAATTCAAGTATCAGGTGGAGTAGGTTCTGCAACTTATACTTACAGCGGATTTAATTCTTCTACGCATACAATATCTTCATTGGAAGAAATTACGACTCCAACTATTCCTTTTTCTGGAGTAGTCGCACATGAGATCATTGATAATAGATTATTGTTAGCAAATGTATCTAATCTCAATGAGGATTGGGCAAGTTTACAACGAGCTACATTATTAGCTAAAACTAAATGGAGAATGTATCATGATTATGTTACAGACCCTGTAGGATTAGAATCAGATGGAGATGTACAAGCAGCTACTAATGCAGAAATTATCTTTGAAGGAAAAACTTTACTTCGAGATGAAATATATGCATTAGGAGTTATCTTCTTATTAGATGACGGCTCTGAATCTCCTGTCTTTCATATTCCTGGAAGAGAAAAAGATATAGATTATGCAGGCAATGATTTAGTAACTGTTGCAGCAAGTATGCCTAATCAAAATTCTCATAATACTAGAGGGAACAATACAATAGCAAATTGGGATTCTACTAATTTAGAGATTGTATTCGATGCTGTTATGCAAGCAGGAGATGAAGATGACAAAGTAGCTTATAGTAATATAGTACATATGCTAGACTCATTGACTAATTGCAGTACTACTCCTGTCATTGCAGATAAGTTAAACACAGCTACTTTTAGTATTCATTTAGTAGGTCCTCCAGCAGTATTTACTTTAAATTTTGCAGATCCTTTAGATAGAGCATTAGTCAGAATTAGTGTTCAAGGAATTAGAAATGATTATACAACTGAAAGTGTATTTAGACATCTTGACAATCTAAACAATACTTTATCTGTTCCATATAATGACCCAGTTAGAGAGATAATAACAATAGAAATATTTTATTGGGATGGAGTTAACCAAGTAGCTTATCATGAAATTACAGGAGGAGATAAGTTAGGCTTCATAGGATTTCCATTAGTTGCAAATAGAACACTTTACTTAAATAAATGTGTATATAAAAAACATTCTTGCGATGATATAGAAAGATGGCAAGTACATAATACATTTGTTGTAGAAAGTGATGCAGGAACTGGGGAGTATGAAGGTTATATGGGCTATCATGAAAACTCTAATTGTTTGTATCCAAGAGTTGAGGATTGTTCAGGTACATCTATATTCGATGCAAGTTCACTACAAAGAGCAGATTTAACATTTGGACCAAACCTAGTAGGCTCTAATATTAGACACCATAGAATGCCTGATTGTGGAGGGCATTCTACAGAATTTGGATATTATGGAAATGAGATGGGATTAACTCAGCGAGTTTGGGTAGATGAAGATGACATTATCGATGGTCCTACTGGAGATTTACAGTTAAAAACTAAACTTAATAAGCTTGGTTTAATTGTAGATTTATCTGATGTTTATCTTAATATACCTACTGCACTTAAAGATAGAATTGTTGGACATTATATAGCTTATGGTAAACGTAATACGATAGATAAAACAGTCATAGATAAAGGATATATGTGGAGGAATCATAACTATGCTAATTATTGGTATGATACTTTGCAAAATGAATGGCATTACGATATGTGGACTTTTAATAAACCTACTGGTTTATCATATGATGATTGTTCTTTTCCATTTCCACTTACTGATATAGGTAGAGTATTACCTACTAATTATTCTATAGCACAAGGAATTAGAGCTGACTTTTGTTTCACTTCATCTATCCCTGCATACTTAGGATATGGTTATGGAGTACCAATAACAAATACACCTCCCTCGGTTGGGCATCCTGGAAATCTAGGTTCACATGGTTCTCCTTTGAATGTTACAGAATATATTTCTCCTAGTACTATATTTGATCAAAAAGTATTAACTGGAGATTATGTTAAAATAGAATGTCCTATTGTAAGTTATTTCCCTGATTTAATTAATATAGGAGATGCAAGTGAATTAGAAATTACTCAAGTAGAATCTTTAGACTTAGGAGGATGTCCTTTTCCAGGCGTTGTTAGGCAAAATTGGTTTGAGACATTAACTCATGCTGGATTTAATAATATTTCAACTCATGTAGTACAACCCACGGATTCTCAGGCTACAGGCTATGCAATAGACCCTACTGATTTAGCTTACTTAGGTTTTCACCGTAAGATGTTAGGAGCAGCTATTATTCCTAATCACTCTACTGGTAATCCTGGAAACTTCACAGTATCTGTCACACTTAACACTGATTCATTTGGACAAGTTAGTTCATTCTATCAATTAGAGCAACCTTTTCCATTACCATTAAGTGTAGGCATGACTCAATGGGGAGATATTATGGCTGGTTGGGCAGATCCTTTAAATGTAGCAAACACATTCTGGAATGTAGCAGATGTTATAAGTGAAATTAAAGGAAGAGGCATGTCTAATTTTTATGTAGCTATTAAGAATTATAAAAATGTTTTCTGTTCTCTTGAAGATATTACTTATATTAGAATGAATACTTATTATATAGATAAGGATTTAGATTCGAGCTTAGAAGTTATTAAAGGCGGAGATACATTCATTACAAAGATGCGAGCTGTTAAAACTTGGTCAAAGAAATCAGGTGATGGAGATAAGTTTACTAATATAAAGAATGTAGCTTGTTCTATGGAAGGATTTGTAGAATCTGATAAGGTTAATAGTGCATTAGCACATTCTAGTGTAGATGAATCTAACTATGCTTTAAAATATTTTAGTAGATTTTATTATTTATCTATTGGTAGAAATGCTGATTCTTTTAATAAAAATACCTTATGGGCAGATGGCTCTGTAGATTTTTCTGATAATTCATCTATGGCTGTGTATGGCTACAGAGAATTTAAGTTTCAAATGAATCCTGACTTCAGTAAATCCCTTAATGAAAATCCTGGATTTCCTTTAAGTGACTCTTATGATTATTGTGATAACTGCGATGGTAGAGAACCTAATAGTATTTATTATTCAGAGAAAGGCTATGCTGAGAATATAGCAGATAACTTTAAGTTAATAACAGCTAATAATAAATTTACAATTCCTAGTGAATCAGGACCTATTACTAACTTGTTTCTTGAAAATGACCAGCTCTATGCTCATACTAATAAAGCTTTATTTGCCGTCCAAACTAGACCACAACAGCTTAATAGCGATTCAGCTACTATCTTTGTAGGAACAGGAGAAATTGGTTCTATTCCTCCACAAAGATTAGTTTCTGTACAATACGGATATGGTGGTTCTATTGATTCATTTGCTACTGTCGGTACTCAATATGGAACCTTTTATATTGATTCAGATAGTGCAAGAATCTTCATATTTGGTAAAGGTTTAAATGAAATATCTCGTGTAGGTATGGAACAATGGTTTCATTATTACCTACCTTTAGAATTGAAGAAACAATTCTTTAGTATTACTGGTGTAGAGTATCCTGTTAAAGATACTTCAAGTGATAATAGTATTGGCTATCAAGCTACATATGATACTAGAATGAATAGAATCATTCTACATAAGAAGGATTACTATATAAGACAAACTGATGATAATGGAGATCCATTAACTGTGGATGCTATAATTTATGCAAGTATATTAGATATAACTCCTCCTGCGCCTATACCTAATAATATTCTATATATTGTTCGAGACGAGTTTGATTATATAAGATTTTATATTTGGGATGGATTAGACTTTATAGAAATAACTCTGAATAATAAGGATAGATTTGAGAATAGTAGCTTTACTATTAGTTACTCATTAGATGGGAACTTTTGGGTTAGCTTTCATAGCTATCAGCCTAACTTCATGTATAATGATAA